CTGCAAAATCAGTGATTTTCAAATGCAGGCTGAAACGCTTTGCCCTCATAAATAGAATTGTCATAGCCAATTGCGTTTGGACTTATATACTTCTTTGTTTTGTCATCAAAGTATATTTGATAAATTACTGATTTTGCAGCCATCTGTATGCTCTTTTATAACACGACCCACATCCAGTCGATAATCTATTCCCAGTTGACCTTTTATACATGTCAAATATTAAATGCCAAACAATGTCTTTTCTGTCCATTGCTTGTCCGCCATGCGAAGCTACATGAATTTTTATTTCTGGTATTGTCATAAGGCAAATATAGTAAAATTTCACAAAAAGAAGAGAGGCGACATGGTTTCCCAAATCGCCTCTCTAAACATTTTTGTTTAAAACTAATTAAGCAATTTTGCTCTCTAAATAAGCCTTTGTTGCTTGGTAGCTTGTTACAAAGAAATCTGGTGCCAATTCTGACTCGCCACCCATTGGTTGCGATAAAGTGATATTGAACGCATTGTCATCGCCAATCAAAACTCCAGTCGCTTTTGTAAGCGCAGTGATTTCTAAACCTGCCGACATGCCGTACAATTCAAATGTACCATTTGTCTTTTCAACTACAACGAATAAATCGTCAATCAATTTTAAATTATCCCAAACATTTTTAGCGTCTTGAGTTTGTTGCTGAAATTTACCAGTAATCGTTTGAGTAAACGATTTGATATTGTTTTCGCCAGTAACCAATTCTTGACTCGCACCTGCGCTTTTTGTTTTTGCGCAGAACTTGTAAAGATAGTTGTAAGGTTGTAAACCAATTGCAGTAACAACGTTCTCGCTATCTGTCGTGAATCCACTATCGGTCAAATCCGATAGTGAACCCACGTAAATGTTTTTGGCTTTTATTCCGCCTACCGATTGCAAATCTTCGCAAGTCGCACAAGCTAATCCACTAACTATTCCACATGGCATGATATTGTCTCCTTTTTTTTAAGTTAAATAATTATGATAATGCAATAACTGATAAATCGCCATAGATGTATTGAGTTCCCATTTTGAATTCAGCATCGATGTAATTCATTTTGTCTCTTTTATCATAAAAGAAATCTAAAGTATTTGTGTCAGAAATTGCATCTGTACCAATTACTAAGTTCTCTCTGTATGTGTAAACTGCTCTGTGTTTGTGATTCATGTTATTAGCATTGATTACTTGAGACCAACGTGATTTCTTGTAAACTGGAATGCCTCTGAATTGTAATACTCTCGCAGCTTGCTCAACCATATCCCATGATTTATCGCCACAACAAGCATCTTCACGACAAGTCAAATAGTTGTCATATAACTCTCTGGTTAATGCAAAGTATTTGTCGCCCTCTGGCATTTGGTCTAAGATGTCTGGTGCAATTTCGTACATTGAACGTAATGTGTCTAATGCAGTACAATCGCCTAAAGTTGTTGCAATTGTTACCTTTTCAACATCGTAAGCATTTGCGCCTGCAATTAAGCGTGCCCAAACTCCAGTACATGATGCTAAAGTGTCATTTGCCGAGTTCTCATCGCCAAACCATGCAATATCGTAAACGTCTAAACGCACTGCGTTTGTTACTTTCTCGATAATGTAGTTTTCTACGATAGTTCCCTCTAAGTTTTGAGCCTCGTTACCAGTTCTCAAAAACTCTTCCATGAAAGTGTTTTTTAAGTTCTTAGCACACTGGTCTAAGTTAACTTTCAAATCACAAACCTCAATAAATTTCTCAGTGATGTCAACTACATCGCCTGCATTATCACGACCGCAACCAACTGAGGGACGTACTACGCCCGAAAGAATTGTGTCTAATGCTAATTGTCTTTTAGATTTGATGTCTAAAATTATTCTGAATTCGTTTTGTAACTCTGGAGTCAAAAACGTTGGTTTAATTAAAACCTCGTTAGCTTGTTGCCCTGCCCAACTAACGTTAATGTCTAATACATCTGCCATTTTCTTGTTGTTTTATTTTTTGTTTAATTAATATTGTTTTTTAATGTTTTCTGCTACAATGTCAAATGGCGATTTTTTAACCTCTGACTTTGCTGCTGCTGCGTTTACTACTTTAGTCTCAGCCGTTTCAACTAATGACTTTAACGCTTTGAATTCTTTGTCCATTTTCGCTTTGAATGCTGCGCTTGCAGTTTCAATCGTTGCTTTCTCTGCTTTTAATGCAGTAATTTCAGCATTTAACGACTCAACTTGAGCGGTTAAAACTTCTGTTTCGTTAGCTTCGATTTCAACTTCAACCTCACGAATCTCAACGATTACGCCTGCTGCGTCAACTAAAATGATTTTGCCAGTTGCTAAAGCATGCTCGCCCTCTGGTGCAAAAGTTGTCATGGTTTCGTCTGTGTAAACTGGTTTCCCAACTTCCAACTCGCCGTCTCCATATAAAATTGTAATTCCGTCTGCCAATGGCTCAACGAAATTTGTTGGCTCTGTGCCAGTCAATGCCTCTTCAATAGCCTTGAAAGCAGAGGCAATTTTGTTTTTGAAATTTGTATCCATTTTTATTTTATCGTTAAATTTTCCGAATGCTGCAATTGGCATCCTTACCGCATCCACAAAGCCAAGTTCTTTTGCTTGTTGTGGTGTCATGTAAGTTGTTTTATCCATCATTGCCATGATGTCCTCAATTGATTTGTTTGTTTTCTTTGAATAATTCTGAGCAAGGATTGTGTCGATTTGCGACAATGCCTCAGCCGTTGACTTAATTTCGTTTGCAGTTCCCTGCGCTCCGCCACTTGCATTGTGAATCATATATTGAGCCGTCTCACTCATTTCCACATAAGATGCCGCAGATGCAATTAGAGTTGCAATTGAGCCACAAAAACCATGAATGTATGCCGTAATTTTTAGACCTGCGTCCTGCAAATCGTTGTAAATAGAAAAACCCTCATAAACGCTGCCGCCACGTGAGTTAATTATCAATTTGATTTCTTTTGACCCTTGTGAATGTGCCTTTGAAATTTCAGACCTAACGTAATCTGCCGAGAGTTCGCCCTTGTCAGTTCCGATGTCCTTATTGATTAGCAAATTATAAATTTCCATGTTAACAAAGTTAGCGGAAATAGAAATATGCTTTTTGTAAAGTTTTTACAATTAGATTTTCTTTACAATATAGATGACCGAATGAATACTTTTGCAGTATTTCTCTGCTAAGTCTGCATAAATAATCATTTTGCTTTTTTTATTCTTAAATACTTGCTCTTCGTATTCGCAACGAATTAAATATCGCTCCATGTCGCCAGTTGTTAGCGCACATTTCTCGGCTAAATGATAGGCCACATTATTGCAATCGCCAAAAGTGGTGTCAATTCTGGTGTAAAATTCACGTTCAATGTTCATTTGCCTTGTCCTTTATATTTTTTTGGTTGAAATTTTTTTGCTTTCGCTGCTCTGCCAGACTTTCGTTTGCCAAAATTTAGTTTTGTTTTCTGCGCCGTTGCTTTTGCCTTTGCCATTATAGTGAGGTTGTTGTTTCTATGACTTTAAGTCTGTTTTGAACTTCTGTTATTTCGGTTGCACTCACTACAAGTTGTAAGCCTCTCAATGCCTCTGCCATGTTTATGCTGCTATCAATCGCTGCGTCTGGCGTAATCATTCCGCCGTTAGCAAAACCAGGAACTCCAATGCGTTTAAATGTATTTGAGCCGCCTAAAGCATTTTGTTGTCTTTGGTTTAATATTACCTCGCCAGTTTTAATTGTTGCTAACATATTGTCGCCATTACTTCTGCGAATAGGCATTCCCATTCCTGCGGAAATTCTGGTTCCAGATAAACCGCCATTTGCAAACCCCTCAACCAATCCGCCCTCTGCAAATTGTGGGACTTGCACCGCCGTTAATGCTCTGACTCTTTGGTAACCTTGCAGTAAAGCAATACCCGCATTGATAGGCGCTAAAATTGAGCCGACAAATGGAATTTTAGATGTCGATTCATAAATATTTTGCGCAGATGTGAGCGTGCTTATAATAGTTGACGCAATCGCCAACGCCTTACCCTCAATCGTGCTTTTGCCAATAATTTCAGACAAAGCCATGAGAGAGTTTCCAACAGATGCCAAAGCGTCAACCCTTGCTTGCGCCGTTGCCCTTTCAATTTGGACAATGGCTGCATTGTTCTTAGCAATTTCTGTTTTCTTTTGCTCTTCTGTTTTAGTTGTGTCGGCTAAAATCTGAGCGTTTTTATTTTCAATGATTGCAACTTCAGCCGCATTCTTAGCCTCTAAGTCTGATGCTTGTATTTGAGCCAACTCCAATTCATATTGCAAATTCTGCTCATCTAATTGCTTTTGCTTGTCATCGTTTGCAATCTTATTGTCAGTAACAAGGTTTTGATTGGCAATTTTTAGCGCAGTTATTTGGTCGTCAAATGCTCCAGTGATTCCATTATATTGCTCCAGACGTGCAATTTCCTCATTGTTTCTATTTATCTGTGATTGCTTTAAAGCGTCATCATATTGCTTTCTGGTTAACAACCCATCTGCAAATTGTTGTTTTAAATTAGCCTCAAATTGCGCTCTATTAAGTTCATTAATAACCTTGTCATTGTTGAAAGCGTCTATTCTGGCTTTTTGCTCGGCATTTAGTTGCTCAGTTACTTTTTTAGTAAAGTCTTCGAGTTGTTTTGCCGCTTTAGCAATTGCTTTTTCCTCATCTGCTCTTTGCTTTTCTAATCTGGCTTTATTTTTGTCCGCCAATTTTTGACGCTCTTCGTTTTCTGTTTGGATTAATAGGTTTTTTCTATTCGTAATTTTTTCTTGTAAATCCGCACTCGATGACGATATATTTATTAAATTCTTTTCGGCTTCGGCCGCTTTGTTTCTAAGTTCGTCATTCGCTTGAAAATTCTTTTCAGCTATTTTTAATTGCGATTGTGCAATTCTGAAACTCTCTTTTGCTATTGCCAAAGACTCTTCAAAGTTCTTTTTTTCAATGTTTGACGCTTCATTTAAAAATCCCAAACGTTCCTGCTCAGTTTTTGTTCTGTCTTTAGACTGAATGATTAAATTTTTGATTTTAGCCTCACTTTTTGCAGACTCAATGCCAAATGCTCGTTCTCTGTCTTCAAGTTCTTGTATTGCTTCGGCCAATTGATAGGACTCACTTGCTGCGCTCGAAACGCCATCAATAAAGCCAGAGAAATCCAATGTCAATAATTTAGTGATATTACCCAGAGCGCCAGTGACTGCGCCTTGTATGCCCGCTAATGACCTCTCAAAGAAATCAAATATTGGTTCAAACTTTTGCAATACTGAGAACAAAGTTGTAAACGCTAATAAAATGACTCCAACTGGATTTGTTAAAATCATTTTAAATAAAGAGCCGAGACCAGTTCCAAAAACTTTAATGCCATCTGCTGCGCTTGCAAATGCCTCTTTGTAGTTACCCACATTTCGAACATTGTTTCCGACCGCAGATTCCTGCGCTTTTAGTGTATCGGTTAAGTTTTTAAGCCTATCGGTTTGCTCTTTGGTTGGTTTTTGGAGTCTAATATATTCCGCATTCAATTCCTTTAGCAACTCACGATTTTGTTTTATTGAGTTGTTATTAAAATTGGTTGTGTCTGTGTTTGCTTTCTCGGCATTCGATAAATCGCCAATAGACTTTTCGTTCAACTTGTATTGACCCTCTAATGCTTTTAACTGGGCGTTATTATCCCGAAAAGCCTTTTGATTTTCTTTAGTTGAAACGTCTAACTTCGATTGCTCCTCTCGCAAGTCAGAAATTCTTTTTTTGATTTCTTCTTGATTTTTCTGGAGTTCGCCGAATTGAATATCGACGTTATATACTA